CATCAATTATGGAGACCAGCCCGAGGACGTGGCGCATTTGGAATGCACGGCGTGCGGCGGCTCTGGACATATTGATGACCAGAAGGCTATTGCTAGCCGTACTGGCAGCACAGCCGCGCCAAGCACCGAGAAGCCGACCTACAGCCCCCAAGACGGCGCACGCTGCGCAGACGAGCACCGCCAGTTGCGCGAATCGGTCGATGCCGACATGGAGCGGATACGTCGCGCAGCCGTGCCCCCGAAGGAGGACGACAGATGAACGAACGTACCACTGGACGCCGCCGGCCGGCCGCCATCGACCAGTGCCGGGCTGCGCAGAAAGCCGTCGCACAGAGCGCGGAGCATCCCGAGCACATCGAAGCCGCACTGGTGCCCGACCAGTGCGGCGGGAAGCGCAGATCATGATGGAGCGCCGCGCCGCGCCAGCCGCGCACCTGGCGGCGCAAGTCTATTTCGAATTGATGCTCCGCCTGCAGGTGCGTATCGGGCTGGAGAACGTGAAGCTTTTTAGAATGGAAGAATTGAGGGATTGCGATGGCCACGGAGCTTGAACCCACCCTGTCCCCCGCGGAGTTGTATAAGATCACCCACTATAAACGGGCGGCGGAACAGCTGCGCGCGCTTGCTGAGCTTGGCATTCCCGCGATCCGGCGGCACGACAACACGGTCTGCGTGCTGCGGGCGCATGCCTATAGCCCGCCGAGCAAGCCGGAGCCGCAACGACCACGTCTCAAATTCAGATAATGGCACGACAACGAAAAACCGGGACCGGCCTGCCGGCGCGCGTGTATGTCAAGCACGGGGCCTATTACTTCGTGCCGCGGGAGCCGATGCGCGATCCCGTGTCCGGCGTCAAGAAGACGTGGCTGCCGCTGGCCCGGGTCGAAGATGGCTTGGCGGCGATGTACAGCGCGCTCGCCAAGCTCCTGCACGGCCAGCAGTCTGCTGTCGGATCAATGCCGTACGTGTGCGCCGAATTCAAAGCGCACAAGCTGGCCGACTACGAGCCGACCACGCAGGCGGATTACCGGCGCTATCTGGACGTGATCGCAGCGGTGTTCGAGGATTTCCACGCGAACCAGGTGACGACCAAGGATTGCGCCGACTTCTTGCGCGAGAAATTCAAGGGCAAGGCGAACACTGCGCGCAAGGTCGCCGCCTTGATGGGCAAGTTGTTCCGCTACGTCATCGGCGAACTGGGCCTGCGCCAAGACAATCCCATGGACCAGCTCGACCTGGGAGAGTACAAGAAAGCGCGGCGCACCAAGTTGCCGACGCATGCGCAGATCCAGGCCATCCGGGCGGCCGGGATGACGAGCACGCCGCGCAAGGACACGGCCGGAACGTACGCGACGGCCAGCGGGCCGATGTTCGCCTGCATCATCGACATGTCCTACTTGCTATGGGCGCGCGCGATCGACATCCGCACGCTCAAGGAAACGCAGGTCATCCAGGTCGACGGCGTCGATACGCACATCCGGATCAAGCCGACCAAGACCCAGAAAACGAGCGGCAAGATGGTCGACATCGCGATCACGCCCCAGATCGACGGCGTCATCAAACGGGCCCGGGCGCTCAAGCGCAAGTACGAGGTCATCAGCCCTTACCTGTTCCCGACGCAAAAGGGCGGCGCCTATACCAAGTCGGGCCTGTCGTCGATGTGGCAACGGGCCAAGGAGCGCGCGCAGATCACCGACGATGTCACGTTCAAGGATATCCGCGCGCTCGGCGCGACCGACGCGGCAAAGGGCGGCGAGGACCGCAGGAACATCCAGACCCGCCTGGCGCATACCTCGGGCAAGACGACGGACATTTACATCAAGGAGGCGATTCCCGACGTTTCCGACATCGCGATGCGGCTTCCGTGGGAGGAGTAAATCGCGACGCGGCGCGCCCGGAAAAGCGTCTAATTGGGCGCGCACAAACCGGCAGCCAAGGGGCGTGAAGCTGTAGGAATCGGACTACTGTATATTTGACGAAAAACGCTGGAAGCCAGTATCCATGCGGGTTCCAGCGGTTCAGCCCCCTGCATGGGGTGCAGGTGGTCGGAGGTTCGAATCCTCTCGCCCCGACCAATCAAATCAAACACTTACAGCGCGCACTGTACGTATCCACAGCACTGTATATTAGACAGTGTCTAATTCGATGTAGCGACGACGCGCTAAGTCTCGCGCTCCCGGCGCCGTCCAGCGGCCACATTTCACCACGCTTGAAGTTGGTTGCCTCGGCGTTACCCCGGCCCGTCCTCGGCAACGAACAGTTCGCCCTGGCGGCTGGCCAGCCGCACCCGCGCCGACCATTCCTGCACGTATTCGGTGCCGTCGGCGCCGCGCTCGACGCCTCGAAACAGCATGGTGCCGTTGTGCAGCATGACCAGCCGCGCCTCGTGCAGCACCGGCAGCAGCGGCTCGATGCGCGCGCCGTCGGCGCTGGCCAGCCTGAGCTGGTTGCCGCCCTCGGCCAGCACCACGGTGCCGCGCGTGCCCGGCTCGGCGTTGACGGCGTCCTGCGGCTTGCGCCGCCCCTGTGTGCGCAGCAATTTGACGGTGGCTTCCATGCGGCCCAGTGTAGCGGGGCCGACCGGCGCGGCGTTGATGCGGCCCGGCAGGTCGGTTGAGCCACGCCAAGTTGTCGTAAACCCAACTCCGCGAGAATGGTCAGACATCAACCACGGAGGCAACATGGCAATCGACGCATACCTGCAGCTGGGCGACATCAAGGGCGAGTCGGCGGACAGTACGCACCAGGGCTGGATCGAGTGCGAGTCGGTCAACTGGACGATCCGGCAACCGAAGAGCGCGACGGCATCGACGGCCGGCGGCCACACCGCCGAGCGCGCCGAGCTGTCGGACGTTACCTTCCACAAGATCTGCGACCTGGCCTCGCCCCTGCTGGCGCAATACTGCGCGATGGGCAAGACGATCCCCAATGCCAAGTTTGAATTCTTCCGCGCCGATGGCAGCGGCACCCGAGTCAAGTATTACGAGGTCGAGCTCGAGAACGTCCTGATCGGCCACGTGGCGCAGGGCGTCGCGGCGGGCGGGATGAATGACAGCATCGGCCTGAAGTTCTCAAAAGTGAAGTGGAAGTACACCCAGCAGAAGATCGTGGGCGGCGCCGGCGGCAACACCGCGGGCGGGTGGAATCTGTCAACCAACCAGGTGGCATGATGCGCCCCCTGCTGCTGATCGCGCTGGCGGTCGCGCTCCCCTGCGCCGCGCAGTCGGTCAAGGATTCTCCGTGGATGACGGGGGAACGGCTGCTGCAACTATACGATGCCCCCGCAGCCATCCAGGCGGGCCACGGCAAGTGGACGCGGGAAGAAATCATCGAACTCCAGAAAGAGTCGAATGCAATGCAGGCCGATCTTTACATGGACGGCGTGCACGATGCCTCCGAAGGCAAAGCGTGGTGCTACAGCCAGAAATACCAGCCCCACCCCGACACCCTGCACGGCCAAATCATCTGGGCGCTGCGCAAGATGCCGGCCGACCAGCTCAAGCGCAATGCGGCCGACCTGATCGCGCAGATATGGGCCAGCAAATGGCCATGCGGGGGCAGCCGATGAAGCCGTCCTTCACACTCCTCAAGACGCACCACATGGGGCGCGGGTACTTGCCGCCGCAGGTCTACGACGCGATCGGGCACCCCGAGCTGGCGCTCGACCCGGCATGGGGCAACACCTGCGCAGTGAGGATGAGCGTGGCGCTGGTCTGGGCGGGCGTCAAGATCAGGACAGCCCCGGCGCGGCTGCGAATGAACACGGGCCCGCTCAAGGGCGAGCAGCTCGAGCCAAGCCAGCACACGCTGTCCGAGTTCCTGGTCCATGAAATCGGCAAGCCGGATCGGTACAAGAATGGCCCCGACGCCCACAACACGATCGGCTGGCGACGCGGCATCGTCGCGTTCTTCTCGTTGCACGGCACGAACCAGGGCCACATCGATCTGGCATCCGTGTCGGACTGGCCACTTTACCAGTGCAGCCTGTCGTGCTACTGGGATTGCCGCGAGGTATGGTTCTGGCCGCTGGCCTAGTGCCCCACGTTCCAGCCGTCGACCGCCGCCTGCGTGGCGCTCGCCACCCGGGCGCGGTCGTGGCAGATGATGCGCGCGCCCCGGCGCCCGCAGGCGCACGCCAGCCGCACGAACGGCAGGCCCGCATAGCGCCCGCCGGTCAGCTTCGGCGCGGCGCCGCAGCTGCACTGGCGCACCTTCATGCGCTGCCTTCGGCCTCGACCGGGACCGGCTGGTCCGCGATCGTGTAGTGCTTCGGCGCCTTGTCGGCGTGCAGCGCCTGCAGCCGGGCCACGTGGGGCGTCAGCTCGGTGATCGCGCGCCGGTACCCGGCCGGGTAGTCGCGGTCGTCCTTGAGCGTGCCGGCATAGCCAGCCTTGACGAGAATCGCGAGGCAGGCCAGCGCGTGCCCGAGGTGCGGCAGGCCGCTGTCCGGATCCGCATCTTCGCCCGCGAACCACGCGTTCAGGTGGCGCTTGGCCGCGTCATAGTAGATGCTGGCGCGCACCTCGGTCGCGACGAAGTTGCCGCGTCCATATTTGCACGCGCCCTCCAGCAAGGCGACGGCGCCGAGCGCGGTGGCCTCCTCCGGCCACAGGTGCATCGGGATCTTGCTCGCGCCGATGCTGTCCTTCGGGTTTGGGTCTTTCGGTTCGAGCGGATCGGGAGAAGTAGTCATGGTGTCGATTCTATTGCACGCATTCATGGCGGGAAGGCCCGCACGATACTTCAGGCCGCCCCAAGCATCTCGGGCGTGACCGTATTGCGACACACCTGGCCGAATTCGCAGTGGTAGGTGATCGCCGTGCACTGGCGCTCGCTCATCCAGCCGCCGCGCGCGGCGTGGGCGTCGCGCGGCGGCAGGTTGGAATGCTGCAGGACCGACATGCCGCTATGCTCCTTTTCCTCGACATGATGGCGATGCCCCGTGTGTGCGTAGCGGTGGCTGGTCGCGCCCCAGATCTGCGGGAACTGGGACGCGAACAGCAGCGGCAGCGCGTCGTTTTTTTTCAAGTGCCCATGGTGCCAGCCGAGCATGGTCTGACCATGCTGGTAGGCGTAGTACGGCAGGTGCGAGTCGATTACCTCCACGCGCGGTTCGCGCTCGTACAGGGCCTTGAACATCGCGCGCAGCCACACGCTCGAGGCGAGGTCGTGGTTGCCCTCTGCGAGCACGACGATCACCTTCTCGTGGTGCGCCAGCGCGTATTCGATCACGCGGCGCAGGATCCGGATAGCGGCGCCGACCACCTTCGGGAAGCGCCCGTCCTGGTCAAGCTGGTGGCCGGAGGTCGGCGTGCGACCTTCGATCATGCCCATGCCATCGCTGTGCATCCAATCCCCCAGCTGGGCTACGATGCCGACCCGCGCCGGCGGGCTGGCGCTAACCATGTGCTCGAAGCAGCCGCCCAGCACGCGCTCGGCGATCGACAGGTCCCAGTCGCCGTTGGCGTCGAGGTTCTCCTTGTGCCACGCCAGCATGCCCACATGGCTGTCGGTGAGCGTGTACAGGTTGGCTAGCTTGGCGTTGGTGAGCTTCGGCGCCTTGATGGGCTTCACCCGCGGCAGATCCTGCGCCATTGCGGCGGCCGCCTCGCGCATGTATTCCTGCAGCTGGTCGGCGTCGGCCCGGGTCTTCACCCATTGCAGGACCGGTACGCCATCCTTCATCAAGGTCGACGTCCCTTTCAGCATCTGGCCGGGCGCCACCGGGTGGTGCAGGCCGTACTCCGGCGCGTAACCACGCGCGGCCGCGCTAATCTTGAGGCGCGCGACCGCGCCCTCGATCGCGCTCTTGCCCACGCCAAGCGCGCGGGCCGCCGGACGGAAGCCGCCGAACTTGTTGACGGCGTCGAGGTAGCCCGCCTGCACGGGCGTGGCGAACTCGCGCAGCTTCGGGTCGATGATGGGGTTTGCCATGGTGCTCCTTCAGCTTTGCAGGCGGCGCGCGTACTCGCCGCAGATGTCGTCCGGGGTGGTCGACGGATAGGCGCTGGCGAGTTCGTCGGCGACGACGACCACCACGGGCGGGAACCGCTTGCACAGGCCGGCGCCAGCGCCGGGTTCAGCTACCCAGCAGCGGCAGGTCGCGCAGGCCTGCTGATCGAGCGGCTTTTTCATCGCTACGCCGCCTGCGGACTGGCCAGCGCGGCGGCGGTCGCCTGATCGCCTGCCGATTGCTCCGGCTCCCAATGCGAGCCGCCGAACGCCCGCACGGCCAGGTGGAACTCTTCGGCTTCGAACTCGCTGACCCCGTCGAGCACCAGCATCTCGCGCAGCACCCGGTCCGCGATCTCGCGACTCAGGATTTTGGAGGTGTACAGCCAGTCGTGGATCGAACCGGCCATGCGCGCGCGGTTGCCGAGCAGCTCGTACGCGAGCGGCACGCGCGGCACGCTGCAAAAATCGGTGGTGTGGCCGGCCGGGGCCCAGATGTCGATGCCGGCCACACTGGAGCGGAACCCGAACGGCTCGTGATGCCGCCACAGCCCTGCCTTGTCGTCTTTCAGCAGCTCGACCAGGAAGCGGCCGAGGAATTGCGCGCTCATTTCGCCGAGGCGGCATCGGCCGCGTTCATGGACGCCCATTGCTGGTGCGTGGACTGGATGCCCTGCCCGATGCTGGCGAACAGCGCGGCCAGTTGTTCCGGCGGTAGGATGCCTGCCTGTTGGGCCTTGGTGGCACTTTGCAGCAGCTCCACCGCGAGCGGGGCCAGGGCGACGATCGCGGCCACCTTCGGGTCCGCAGCAGCCAGGGTCGGCGCGAGATTGAGCGCGGTGGCCAGCGCGGTCTGGGCGACGGTTTGCGTGGTGTCGCTCATCTTCACTGTCCTTGGTGGGTGGCTTCGAGGATCGTCAGCGTCGTCACGGCCGCCGTGATCTGCTGGGTAGCTGCAGTCGGGTCGGCCGGCAGCGGGCCGGTGCAAACCGGCGTGACCTGGCTGTCGAGCAGCGTCACCTGGTCGATCTGGGCGCGGTTCAACTTGCCCGCCATGCGCATCTGCAGCGCGACGCCGAACGCCGCGCCATAGGCGGAGCAGGCCTGCGTGTAGACGACCTGCGCGCTCTGGGTGGTTGCGTTTGGGCCGGTGACGGACTGGCAGGCCGACACCGCGAGCGCGAGCGAACCGAGCGCGACCAGCAGTTTCGGGCGCGCGAACCCGCCCTCCTTGTGCGCGGCCGCGGTGGCGGCCGGGCGGGTGCCGAGGTGGTAGACGCCGAGGCCGGCCAGCGACAGCTTGATGGTGTTGACGATGTCCTCGGTGCCGGGCACCTTGCACACCACGAGCGCCACCCAAGTGGCAAACAGCGCCGCGCCGATGAGCAGCTTGACGTAGGTATCCGATTTCACTTCTTCCCTCCTTTGGGTTGTACTGCGGTCTTGATGTAGCGGTCGTAGGCCGCCGTCCAGTCGGCGACGACCGCCGCCTGCGCCGCGGCCAGCGTGAGCGTTCCCGCGCACACCGCCCGGTGCAGGTAGTTTTCAAGCTGGTCCTTCTGGTGCGCACCGTATGGGGCGTCCCAGTGCTGCGGCCAGAGGTTTTGCGGGTCGGTCGGGTGGCCGCCGATCTCCAGGCTGACCAGGTGGTCTTCTTCGAACGTGTGCGGCGCCTGCGGGCTGGCGTAGGCGCCGGAAGCCAGCTGCGCCGCTTTCAGCTTGTTGGTGTAGCTGGCCGGCGGGCGGATGGTTTTCGTCCAGCCGGGCACGCAGATCGTCTCCCGGATGTTGGCTTGCGTGACCAACGCATTCACGGCGCCGGGCGTGGCAATGGCATCGGGCAAGTCCCGCGCGAACGCGGGCGCGGCCAACAGGACAAGCAGGGCGAGGAGCGCCTTCATGCGGTCACCTGCACCGCATCGAAGCGGCCCAGGTTGTGGGCGCGGATCACGCTGATGATCTTGCTGGCGTAGTCCGGATCAGTGGCGTAGCCGGCGGCGGCCACCGCATGCGCCCAGCCTTCGCCAGTCACCTCGTGGAAGCAGGCCGCGTAGCGCGGGTTCTGCTGGAAGAAGCGCACGTGGTCGGCCAGGCATTCGTCCCAGCTCGCGTAGCCCCGGAATTTGTCCGTCATGGCAACGCGCTGGCCGTTGATGACCTCGTGCGTGGGCACCAGCGTGACTGGCCCGGCCCAGCTCTTGTCGGCCTTCACGCCGAACAGATTGCAGCCGACCGCGCGCGTGCCCCACGCCGATTCGAGCGCCGCCTGCGCGAGGGTGAAGCTGGCCGGGATGCCGGCCTTCTGCTGGCTCGCGCGCGCGGCCGGCAGCAGTTGGTCGAGAAATTCAGTTGGCGTCATTGGATGGCTCCTTTACGGTTGGGAACTTGGCATCGAAGATCCGCTCGAGCTTGAACAACGCGCGGCTCCCCATGTGCGAGGCGATACCGACCATCGCGGCCGAGAGCGGTGGCGGATAGGACAGCCAGCGGCAGAGGTTGAAGGTGATGATCCCGACCAGCGCTGCGGTCGCGATCTCGCCAATGAATTCGGTGAAGTTCCAGGCGCGGGCGTGCCCGGCCCTCACCTTGCGCATGAAACTGACCAGACCGCCGAGCAGCGACATGCCGACCACCCACAGCCAGGTGAGCAAGGCGGCGACATCGCTATCGTTGAGCGGCTGGCCGCCCGGGGGTGTTGATGGATTCATCTCGTCCTTTCAAGCAACAAAAAACCCGCCGAAGCGGGTTTCCTGGTAACGGGGGAATGCGCGTGTGCGGTGGCGATCTATGCGGCCTGGACAGCGGGATCCGGTTCGATGCCAAAGACGGGCAACTCGCTGATCAGTTGCAGGCTGGTCGGCGCAGTGCGGCGGCCAGCATCGGTCCGGCACCGGATCAGGTCGGCCAAGTCATGGTCGGCAGCATCGCCAGCATGGCGGCGACCGTCGGCTGCGCGAGCGTGCCGGCCTGCACCTGCGCCAGCACGTCGTAGGCCTTGGCCCAGACCGCGTCGCGCCAGGCGATGCAGGCCTGCGCCTCGGCCTTGAAGGTGGCATTCGTGGAATCGCCGTAGGTGCAGGCCGAGATGATGCCGAAGTACTTGCGCTCGGTGGCTTTCGCATCGAGCATCGCCTGGATGGCGCTGACATAGTCCGCCTGCGTCAACGCCGACAGCGGCGCCTGTACGGGTGCCGGGGGAATGAATTGCGTTCCGTCCCACGCATCGCCAATCGCCGCGCCGGCACCATCGACCAGCCCCTCGATCACGTCGAGCGAGGCGACCTCGATCACGTTCACAACCACGCCGTTTTCAATTACCGCTGCTCTCATGTCGCCCCCTTTAATAACGAATGATGATTACGCCGTTTTGTCCGCTGGTGGCGCCCGCGCTAGACGAGTTAGTCCCCTTCCCGCCTACGCCGTAGCCCGTGCTGCCGTCGCCGCCAAAAGCACTCCCGCCGCCAATGCCATTGGCCGACCCGCTGGGTGCCTTACCAATGCTGCCGGGCAACGGCAACGCGGCGTTAGCCGAGGTCAAGGTGGTAATCCCCGGTCCGGCAAACGAACCCGCGCCGCCTGCTGTCGGGGGGTTGCCAGCCACACTGCCGGCGCCAATTGTGCATGTGTAGCTTCCCCCCGGGACCAAGGTCGTCAAGACGCTCTTGCCAGCATCTCCCCCTTTTCCACCCGGGAGGGACGCGCCGCCGCTAAACCCGCCTTGCGCGCCGTCCTGGACAGTCACCTCGCCCGCCGTAATGCCGGCCGGGCAGACCCAACTCTGCGTGGTCGTGATTACGACCATGTTCGGGAAGCCGCTTGCGGTATTGCCGGGCGCGCCCTTGTCACCGGTACGCTGGAAGAACAGCAGCACCGCATCGTTGGCCGCGAACGGGTTGGCCGAACTGGATGCCACCGGCGTCACGCTGATGTCGCGGTAGCCGCTCGGTGCCGCGCGCGCCGTGACGTTAAATAGCAGGAACTTGCTGGCGTCGCCCTGCTTGACGATGCGGATGTGTCCCTTCACGGTGCTGGTCGAAGCGTCGAACGTGTCGATCATCGCCGTGTAATCCACGGCCGGGCTGCCGGTCCCAAGCACGTCCAGGCGCAGCGTTGTGGCCAGGTTCTGCGCCGCATTGTCGAACCGCAGCTTGCCGCTGCCGGGGTCGACGTCGGTGGTGCCGGACAGGTCGACCGTGTACGGAATCGCGTAGGCGCTGCCGGCGGCCGCGGCGTTGAAGTTGGCGATGCCGGCATTGAACTGAGCGCCGAACGTCGGGAACGCGGCGAAGACTGCCGCGACGAGATTGTCGAAAGTTTGCTGGTCCTGGACCAGACGACTGGGCATTGCTGCCGGGTCCAGGAAGACGGTAATTTGGTTGGCCATTTAAACGGTCGCTTGAATTTGGAGGTTGACGGCCGACTCTGTCGGATAGGGGATCACGGTTTTGAAACTGACGTAGGGCCCGAAGAGGCAGGCGCATCCATATCCGGCTGCGCCGATCCATGCCACCGGCTTCTGGCGGTAGTTGTTCTCCAGCTCCTCGGTGACGCTGTCAATCTGGTCATTCGGCACGATGACGTCGATGTTCAGGATCTTCGCGAAATTGCGGAGTTCCACGTTGCTGGTGCCATCGAAGTTGAAGTTGACCGTGGAGTAATCCTTGATCTCGCGCGATAGTCCGTACTGCGACAGCCCCACGTCCACCAGCGGCCCGATCGCGCACACACCGCATTTCGGGGTGCCGCCGGGCTTCTTGATGGCGATGGTGACGAGCGCATTGGCATATGGCGGCAGCTGCACCGTCACCGCATAGGTCTTTTTCTTAATGCGCTTGAAGAACCAGTTGTAGAAGCTCGACCCCGAGTTGGATAGCACGAGGTTCTGCACCTCCCGGTACACCAACCCATCGGTCAAATCGACACATGAGATGCGCGCTTCGTTGGCGTCCACATTACCGAAATAGATGCCCTGCGCGATCGCTTGCGGCGACACCACGACCAGAATCTCTTCCGCGTTCGACGTCTGGGTGTTGTTGTACGGGTCGAACATCAACCATCGGTTGACCACCTTCTTCAGCGGCGTCCACGAGGTGGTGTCGGTCAGCGCCTTGCCGGTGTTGGCGGCGATCAGCGACTGGTAGGTCAGGTACGTGGCAGGATCGTAGACCACGGCATCCAGCGCATAGGTCGCGCCGGCGCTGTAGGCTGTCTCCGCGATGGCGACGTTGGAGTAGACCAAACCGGCGCCGGCGGCGATGACGTCGGCGGCGCGGGTGACGGCGGCGGCCGTGGTCGGAATATAGCTACCGACTTCCCCAATTTGCACATGCGCGCCCCAAAATTGCGCGTTCTCGGCTTTGTTGTTCGTGCTCGGGTACAGCAGCAGGCTGAGCGCCGAAAATGCCTGCGCGTTGACCATCCCTTTTAGCTGATAGACGCCGTTCCCGATTGCCGCAATCGCGGGGTTTTTCGACCACACTCCCTGCAATACGTCGATGCTGGGCACGCCGTCCGCCCACGACACAATTGCGCCGCATAGCATCGTCGATTGCCCGGAGTTGAAAACGCGAACCCATGTGCTGCCCGATGTTCCCGCCCGCATGAATACCGCGACGCCGTAATCGGTCTGAGCGATGGTGTTGAAAATCTGCGCGAGGTACGACGTCACGCCTGCGACGCCGTTAAGCGTGTCCATCGCGAGGTTCCCGTCCGGTGCCGCCCCCGTGTTAGGAGTAACGGTCAACCCGCCAACCCGGCCCCATGCCGCGTTATCAAACTGCTCCGAAAACGTCAGAACATTCGTCGCTGCGGCCTGCTCGATCAGCGCATACGGCGCCTTGCTCAAATCGCTCGGGTCGTACGTCACCCTGATGGTATTGGCCGGTGCCGTCTGCAGAACGCCATTGCGGTCGTAGTACGTCGCCGTGGACGCGCGGGTGCACGCCACGTCGCCCAGGGCGACGGGATCAATGATTATCATGGGTTATCAGCTCGCTGGCTTGGTTTGGATAGCGTCGCCGCCGTAGATCACGCGCTCCAGCATCGCGTTGGTGTCCTGCTGCTGCTTGACCTGGGCGACGTTCTCGGCGCTGTTTGCAACCCGCAGCTGCGCCACTTCCGCGCGCAGCGCCTTGATTTCCTGCACCAGCGCAGCGTTGCCCTCGGACGGGCTGGAAAGCCGCGACAGGATGCTCGAGGTCTGCGACGCGTTGAAGATGCGCGCCGGGCCGGTTGCTTCCAGCTCGGGCCCGTTCTCGCCCACGATGCGCAATCCACCGCCAAAGTCGCCGCCGGTGGCAAAGCCCGGGATGCCCGCGTGCGTCGTCGCTTCGCCGCTGCCAGCGATGGCGCTGCCGATGGCCGACAGCGACACGCCCTTGCCCAACTGCCCCATCCAGAAGTTCAGGCCAGCGGCGTCCGCCGTGCGACCCAGCATGGTCTGGTACATGCCCTGGATCGTCGCTTCCGGCGAACCGCCGATCGCGCCCACGATGCTGTCGACCGGGACACCGGCTGCCGCCTGGTTCTGCCAGTACGCCAGCCCGGCAGCGTCCGGCGCGCGGCCCAGCGACTTCTGATACGCCTGGTTGACCGCCTGCGTTGCCGAGACGACCGGATTTGCCTGCGCCGCCAGGATCGCTGTACGGATGCCCTCCAGCGCCTGCAGCATCGACAGCTGGGTGGTCGACTGCCCCTTGAGGACGTCGACCTGCTCCTGCGCGGCAGCCACCTGGTCATCGATCGACTTGAGCTGCGCATTCAAGGCGTCGAGCGACTTCTGATCGACCGACAGCGAATCGTCCGTGATGCCGGCCAGGTCGGCGATGTCATTCTTGGTCGAGTAGAAGTCCTTCAGGTAGTCCGCGTAGGTGGCGAACTGGCCGCTCGAGTCCTGCGTCAGCGTCGACAGCGCGCCCTTGAGCGAGTCGGCCGTCGACAGCGGGCCGCCAGCCTTGGCGATGGCCAGCGCGGTCTTGACCTGCGCCTGGGCCGCCGCGCGGTCGTACACCGCCTGGTCAGGCACCTTCATGCCGTCCAGCGTGCCGTGCAACGCCTGCGACAGCGAGCTCAGGCTCGTGATCACCTTGGTGGTCGCGTCGACCTGCGTCTGGATCGCAGCCTTCTCTCGCGCTGCCACCGACTGCAGCGCCGAGAAGGCAGTATCGACGCTCCCCAGCAGGCTGGTAGATGCATCCTTGGCAGACTGGATCGCCTGCACCTGGTCAAACAGCGCGCGGTTGCTCTCATCGAGGGCTTCACGCTGCTTTCCCAGCAGATCGGTCTGCGTCATGGTCAACTGGTCAAGCTGGTCCTGCAGCGA